TATACCCACTCATCTGTTTTTGTGAGGTATTCATAATGTCCATACCAATTACTGAATATAGAAATGCTACAGTTCTGGAAGCAGACGGAAGCCGTATTGACGTTGAGATAAACCATCCTGATTATGGGTGGATAGATTACACACTTGATGCTCACGACACTGACATGACTATAGACAATAGCGCACTGCTTACTCTTATTGGTGACGATAAAGAGCCTTTTACCCCTTTAACAGCAGAGCAAAACGAAGCCAAACTTGCTGAAGCCGCCAGAATGCATCGTGATTTTCTTTTAGGAGAAATGGATAGTATTCTTTCAAACCCTTTACGGTGGGCAGCGATGTCAAGCGAAGAACAAACCGCATGGACAACCTACCGACAAGCTTTGTTAGATGTTCCTGCACAATCAGGTTTTCCAGAATCAATTAATTGGCCCACGAAACCAGATGTATGATGGAGACACCTAGACAAAATTGGCAACTATTTAACAAGGCAATGTCAGACGATTTAATTGAAAGTATAATTAGTCTTGCGGGTGAAACGCAAAAGGCATCAACATTTAATGATGGTGATAACAGTGTTAGATCTAGTCGTGTTAGTTGGCTAACGCAACATGAATGGGTAAAAGATGTTTTGTTTAATTTAGTTGATTGGGCAAACCAAAATGCTTTTCATGTAAATTTATACAAAAAAGCTGACATACAATTTACTGAATATCATGCTTCAGAGGGTGGTCACTATAATTGGCATCACGATGTTGATTGGAACAATACAGACGGTTTAGACAGAAAGTTATCTGTAACAGTTCAACTAAGTGACCCAAGCGAATACGAAGGCGGTGACTTTACATTTTCAGAAACAGAAAGCCCAAGCGCAGAAGCGTCAAAAGCAAAAGGCACAGTATTGGTATTTCCTAGCTATCTGCAACACGCAGTGACGCCAGTAACAAAAGGTGTTAGAAAGTCTTTAGTAGCTTGGTTTGTTGGACCAAAGTGGCAATAGAAAGGTTTAAATTATGACAGGTTTTGCTCCTATAGCCGCAACATCATTAGGCCAATCAAGCACTAATGCAAATTATCAACTTCAAGTTTCAAGCGGAACGTTTACTCTTTCCTTGCGTGGCGCTGCCTTACTTATTGCTGATGTTTTTCCACATGGACTGTTTGAACTTGACGGACAAGCGGTAACACTTAGCGCACAAAGACCGCTGCCTGTAACAACTGGAACTTTTGCTCTTACTGGGCAAAACGTAGAACTTGATTATGGTTTTGGCATAATAGCCAATAACGGAGCTTTTACTTACGCAGGACACAATGTTGTTTTAGATGTTGGCTTTGGAATTTCTGCAAGCAATGGGTCATTTAGCTTAACTAGTCAAAGCATAGACTTCAAAAAGCAAATGAATATTTCAGCGGAAACTGGCGTTTTTACTTATACTGGACAAGATGCTTTTAAAGGTGTTGGCGAAGCTTTTGCTGTTGGAACTTTTGCCTATACTGGTCACGCTGTTGATATGACTGTGCAAAGACATTTTGATGTAGACGCAGGATCATACTCTTACAGCTTTAACAATTTTAAAATTAGAGGGTGGCTGACGCCTGTAGTCTCCACTGAAATATGGACGGATGCAGCCTAATATGTTACTTTTAAATAACATAAAAACATTAACATTAATGCCTGTATGTAACCTACTGAAAGTAAAGGAAAAAACATGGCTATCAGTATAAGCAAGCCGACCATAGGTGGCTCAGAAGGAACTTGGGGTGCCCAGATTAATACGGGATTAGATGTTTTAACAGACGCCCTTAATGGTACATCAGGAACGGTAGCTCCTAATTTAACAAAGTTAACTATTAACGGAGTAGACGTTGCAACCTCAGCCTCAGATTTAACAAATGCCATTTCTGGTTTTGTTTTAGAAGATGGTGACGGAACAGAGGTAACTATTGCCGGAGGCCAAGAGGTTAAATTTGTTGAGGGTGGCGGCATTGACATTGATTGGAGCGATACATCTACAGGCTCCGACGCAGATCCATATGACCTTACTTTTACCCTTAATAGCGATATGCGTAAAAGCGGAAATGTTGACGTATACACTGGCAATACCTCTGATTATGTATTTTACGATGCAGATGTTGGTATGCGTTTTTATACAGCCGGATCTGAAGATATGAGGCTCTCAGATGGAGGTGACTTACACGTCGATGGAGATATTACAGCTTTCTCTACAACAATTTCAGATCAACGTTTAAAACATGACATAAATAAAATTGAAAACGCCTTGGATAAGGTCTGCCAAATTAATGGTTATACTTTTACTTATAATGATGATGGCAGGCATAGCGCGGGAGTTATAGCGCAGGAAATTGAAAGTGTTTTACCTTCGGCTGTAGAAAATAAAAAATTAGTTTTTAGTGGGCAAGAAGGTGTTGAATACAAAACGGTTCAATATGACCAAATACATGGCTTGCTAATCGAAGCAATAAAAGAATTAAAAGCCGAAATTGAGGAACTGAAAAATGCCTCTGCCTAGTAGTGGTAATGCAATTAGTTTAAATCAAATTAACGTTGAGGCAGGCGGCTCAAGCGGCTCTCAAGCAAGTTTAAATGACACTATTATTCGTGATTTAATAGGTAAAAGTTCAGGCGCGGTAAATAGTTTTAGCGACTATCATGGAGTCACGGCATCTGCCCCTGTCGCTGTTTATAAAGGACGAACACTGACAACCGGAAATGGATTTCCAACTGGAAATGTTACGTTAAGTTCTGGCACAAAAGTTGTTGTGGTATGCATTCAGTTAGCAGGAAGCGGTAATTCTTATGTTAGTTTGGGCGGCACAAATATGACGCTTGCAGTAAGGCAAAATGATCCCCACCCAATGAGTGCAACAGCAGGAGGGCCTGGGCCTGTTTGGGGTGCGGCCTTAGAAACAGCCATTTATTATATCACAACATCAGCATCAGGTTCAGTGCAAGTAACTGGTAATGGCGGTAGCGGTAGGTCAACAGCAGATGTTTACGAAATAACTGGTTATAATAGTGCAACTCCGTACACAACAGATAGCGCAAAAAATACAGACTTAGATAATAGTGCAACTATAACGGTTGCCAGTAATTATAACGGTGTGACCATTGGTTGCGGTATGTCAGAGGACGGAACAAGTGCAACTGCTACAACAGTTACTAATGCTGACGCAGTGCAGCAAATCCATTTAGAAAGCGCAACGGCTCACTTTTCTTGGAAAGACGAAGGAACTCCATCAGGTAATGTAAACTATGTTCAAAACACTACTGGAACAGGTCTTGCTGGAGTAGGCGGCGGTATGCCAGTTAATTTATGTACAGCATCGTGGAAATAATATGCCTTTAGTACCATTAGACCTTAAAGCGGGATTTTACAGAAACGGCACTGAATTAGACGCATCGAACAGATGGCGTGACGGTAGCTTAGTAAGGTGGCGAGATGGCTCTTTGCGTCCCATTGGTGGATGGCAATCTTTTAAAAAAGGTTTTTGCACTAATCCAATTCGAGGCGCACACGCTTGGGAAAGCAATAATGGAACAGCTTACTTTGCCGCAGGAAGCCATAACGAATTAACTGCAATGACAGGCGCAGGAGTAACCTACGATATTACGCCAACGTCTATGTCAACTGGGCGCGAAGATGCAGGGTTAAATTTAGGTTTTGGTGGTGGCTTTTATGGCACTGGATATTTTGGTACGCAACGCCCTGCTACTGGAACTTATTCTGAGGCGTCGTCTTGGAGCTTATCAAACTACGGATCGTATTTGGTTGGGGTTCATTTTGATACCGGAACTTTAGTTGAGTGGCAGCTTGGATCTTCAGCCGTAGCTGCGCCTGTAGCTAACGCACCAACTAACAATCTTGGCTTAGTTGTTACAGAGGAGCGCTTTATATTTTTACTAGGAGCCGGTGGTGACCCTCGCTCTATCAGGTGGTGTGATTTTGAAGACAACACGCTGTGGACCGCTGCAACGACAAACCAAGCCGGTTCTCAAATCCTGAGCGATGTGGGCCAGATCATGCAGGGCATCAAGACACGAGGCCAGACTTTAATCATAACCGACACCTCAGCGTTCGTAAGTAGGTACGTCGGTCCCCCGTATATTTATCAATTTGATAGGGTGGGAACATCATCCGGGGCAGTCTCTCGAATGAGTGCAGTTGATACCGATATGGGCGCATTCTGGATGGGCCAGAAGGGCTTTTTTACGTTTGATGGTAATACTGTTAAAGAGCTTCCATGCGAGGTTCACGATTATGTTTTTGACGATATAAACGTAAACCAGCAGTCAAAAATTTGGGCGTTTAGCAATACAGAATTTAGCGAAGTTTGGTGGTTTTATCCGTCTGCAAATAGCTTAGAGATAGACAGATATGTTGCATACGATTTATTGGAGGGTCACTGGCTAATTGGCAATCTGTCAAGAACAGGCGGCGTTTCTAGAGGTGTATTTAGAACTCCTGTTTTGAGTGGAGAATATTCTGAAACAATTACTTACAATGTGACTGTCGCCGACAGCGGCGGTAATAAATATTTTATATCAGACCACTCTGGAGCGG